TGGTGCTTCTAATAAGCCTATCAATGTGGTTGCAAAAGCCGTTGAAAAATACGGTGAACAATTATATACGCAACTTAATAATTTTAATAACACATTTATTAAAGAAGATTACATTGTTAAAGAATTGCCAAAATTTGAATACCTCGGACCGCGGTTACAAAAAGGTCCACTAACTGATATTGAATTTGCATCTTTCCTTGAAAGTCAAGGTTATACGCCATTTAGTTTTGGTGTTGCAACTGCAAATAATTCTACAAGCCTTTTAGAACAACTTGACGGTTTCTTTTCCGGTGGTTTTGCATTAGCAATCGCAGGTGGATTGTGTGGCACATTGCCAAACATCTTTGGTGCTATTAATTCATTCTTTGATAAGATCGGTCAAGTAGGTACCCTTCTTAATGATGCTTTATCATTTTTATCAAAACTTAAAAACATTGAAAATCCATTAGAGGCATTGTTTGAAAGAATTAAAGTAAAAGCATTAATTGAAGCTATTAAAGATAAACTTATTGGTATGTTTGAAGCTGTTGTAAAACAAGTAGAAGCAGCAATTAAGAACTTTGATTTAGGTTCATTAATTGAAGGTATTGTAGGACCTTCTTTAAAAGGTATCACAAGAGCATTTATTAAAATCAGAGATAAAGCGTTGGCTTTCTTTGAAAAAACTAATATTCAATCTATTAAAGATAAGTTGACTGCGTTGTTTGATTATGCGGTTGGATTGTTTGCCAATCCTGGCATTGGTGAAATTCAATTTCTCATCTCACGTTTCTGCGGATTGCTAACAGGTGTTGAAGAACAGGTTACTCAAGTTAAACAACCGCTTACAACATTTGCCGATGATCTTAGAGCAGCCGAAGAAGCATTAACAGTTCAAGGAAATGCTGCAACCGCTCAAGTAATTGCAGCTAATGGCACTAGAACACCACCCGAGGTCCTTGAAGAAAGAATAAATAATCAACAACAGTTACACAGAGAAAGGGTAGAACAATCTATAAACGACTCTACGGAACCATGGCAACCGCCTCAAGGTTCAGTACCGGAAGGTGCAATTGAAACATCAACTTTGCCACCAGCAGACCCAAATAATGTTGATGGATCCGTAAGGCCCGTATCAAGACCAAGAAATTATGGTGACCGGCAAATTGCTCCTGACGATGTATTGGATGTTTTTCCAACGTTTGATGATTTGATTAATAATAGAAATCGTTATATTTGGATTGATCCTGTTTATAGTGCAAGAGCACTTTATGGTAATGCATCAATGAGAGAAAATGGTGTAGAACCACATTATGATACATTTTGGACAATGACGGAGTTTAACGAGCGTGTAGCATTAATGAGAACACTTATTGAATGGGATGGCCCAAAAGTACAATTAGTAAGCGGATATAGGTCACCGGCATATAACAGATATTTAAGAGACGTGGTGAGGATACCGAACGTAGCAATAAATTCATTGCACACCGCAGGGATTGCATTTGATTTAGATTGGCCAACTTACCCGGAAGGTAGAAGTAGATTAATGAGAATTGCGCAAGCAAATGGTTTTTGGGGATTAGGAGTATACACTCCACCGGGGAGTTCATTTTTGCATATAGACCACAGGGACAGAAATCAGGCATCAACATGGTACAGATAAATGGTAGTTAATTTAATAACCGCAAAATCAAAAAAGATATCGCTTTATCAGGATTTTAAAAAGGATCTTGAACTAAGTCCAATATCTTCAGACATTACATTAAACAAAGATGACGAAGCAGTTAAAGAATCAATACGGAATTTAATACTAACTGACCGTGGTGAAAGATTAATGCAACCGAACCTTGGTGGCAATATAAGAGCAATGCTTTTTGAAAATCTAACACCTGCGACCGTTAGATTAATGGAAGAACAGGTTAGATCAACTGTTGAGTTATACGAACCGCGGGCAGAACTCATTGATGTTACTGTTTCAGCAAACCTTGACTCAAATCAGGTTGCAATCACAATAGAATTTTACGTTACGAACGACGAGCAGCCAGTATCGCTAAGCGTGTTTCTAGAGAGGACAAGATAAAATGGCTAAATTAAATATTACGGAATTAGATTTTGAGAATTCAAAACAACAGCTTAAAAATTATTTAAAAGGTCAAACTCGATATAAAGATTATGACTTTGATGGTTCAAACCTATCGGTCTTAATGGATGTGCTTTCATATAACACATATCAGAATAACTTCTATACCAATATGGCAATGAATGAGATGTTTATTGACAGTGCGGTATTGAGAAACTCAGTTATTTCACACGCCAAGGAATTGAATTATTTACCACGTTCAAGAACATCGGCACGTGCCATTGTAAACGTAACAATTAATGATAACACTGTAATCGGTCAAACTATTACAATTGAAGAGAATGCGGCATTTACAACATCTTATCTTGGTGTAAATTACGAATTCGTTTCTGATAAAGCATATGTTGCTCGCAAAACCGCGCCTGGTGTTTTTGTTGCAGAAAATGTAGAAATATTTGAAGGCCAAATGCTAACAAGCTTTGAAAGAGAAGGTTACTTTGTTGATGTTGACGGAACACTAAGAGTTATCCTTTCAAACGAAAATGCCGATACCGAATCACTTTCAGTGTTTGTTGATGCCGAAGCAAGTGATGACGCAAACCAATATATTCGTAAAAACAATATCTTTGGTGTAGGACCACTTGATGAAGTATTTTATGTTGAACCATATTACGATGGCCGATATACTATTTACTTTGGTAATAACAAGTTTGGGAAGCAACCGGAAGAAACACAAGATATCCGTGTTAAATATAGAATCTGTTCAGGAACAGAACCAAATGGTGCAAGTTTGTTCTCAATTAATGTTACAAACACTGGTACAACAACAGTTACCACGGTAGCGCCGGCAACAGGTGGTGCTGAACAAGAAACAATTGAAAGCATTCGTTACTTTGCTCCAAAATCAATCCAAATTCAAGAACGTGCTATTACAGCATCGGATTATGAAATTTTGTTAAAGCAAAGATTTCCTGAAATCCAAGCAGTTGCGGCATATGGTGGTGATGAATTAAATCCTCCACAGTTTGGTAGAGTTGCAATATCAATTTATCTGGGACAAGGTGAAGATCAGCTATCATCAACCTTATCTAACACATATGTTGATTACTTAAAAGATAAAACACCACTTGCAGTTGAACCTGTATTCGTAGCAACAAATTACTTATATTCAAATGTAACTATTAATGCTTATTACAATGCAAAGATTACTCGTAAGTCAGTAGGTGAACTTGAAACTATTATCCGTAATGTCATTTCATCTCACGTCACAGTTAATCTCGATGACTTTAATAAAAGGTTGAGATTGTCAATGCTATCATCTGAAATTGATGCAAGTGACATTTCAATTTTGAGTAACAAAGTAATTGCTTGTCCATATATTGAATATTCGCCAGCGTTGAATATTTCAGAAAACCCAGTGTTTAAGTTTGAAGCAGAAATCATTAAACCATATCCTTTTAAATTGACAACAGGATTTGCGGATTATAAACCATCCATTATTAGTGGAACCTTTTCATACGATAGTGTTAATGTTTATCTACAAGATGACGGTGCTGGTAAAATTCAAATGATTACATCTGATGTTAATAACCCGCAAGTTGTTATCCCAAACCTTGGTACAGTGAATTATACAACAGGTGAAATCAAATTAATTGGCTTTAAGACAGATGGTTATACAGGATCAGCAATTAAAATTATTGCAGAAACAAAACGAAATGATATTAAAGCACCTAAAGGTAGATTGTTTACAATCCGTGACACTGACGTAACAGTTAATATTATTGATGAGAGCTCAACCGCAACAACTGTGGCCACAGGAACAACAACAACCTCGAGTAGCGGGAGCAGCGGTTACTAATGTCTGAAATAGAAAAAAACATAGCATTTAGAATTAAGGAACAGTTTCCTGGCATTTATCGTGAAGATGGCCAGGAACTCATTCAATTAGTTGAAGATTATTACAGGTTCCTTGAAACTGAAACAAATAATGCGACGTATAATTCTCGTCGTATGTTTGAATACCGTGATATTACAACAACTATTCAGGAAATGCTGGTATTTTTTCAAAAGACATTCCTACAAGATCTGCCTCTTATGCCAAATGCCGAGGTACGGTTTATTGTAAAAAATATCCTTGATCTGTACCGAGCAAAAGGTACTGAAGGTGGCATTAAGTTATTCTTTAGAATATTTTATGCCGAGAATGCAAAGGTTGAATATCCCGCAAAGCATATGTTTAAAGTATCAGACTCTCAATGGAAGAATGGTACTTATCTACAAATGATCCCAAATAATGGTAGCTTTACAAGTGCCGAAGGATTAGTATATTCTTATTCTGATGTTATTAATAAAAACATTCGTGGTGCCGTATCAGGTGCTAAAGCGGTTGTTGATAAAATTAACTTTATTCTATTAAACAGAACAATCCTTCCTATTGTTTATATCAATAATCCAAAAGGACAGTTTCAAAAATATGATGACATTGTTGCTAAAATTAACGGTGAAGAAGTTTCATTCGGCCGTGTTAACGGATCACTTTCCGATATTGAAATTGATACTCTTTACGGTGGGACAGAAGGAAATTTAGTCGGACAGTTATATAATGTAGAAAGTGATCTTGGTGTTGCTGGTAAAGTTATTGTTACTGAAGTT